TTCTGCGTCGATAACTGAGTCAACACCCTGTGTGAGTTGTTTGAGTAGTTCGTTTCTGTCCATCAACATTCCACTACTACCTTTTGGACCGTCTTGACCCTGTTCCATATCCAACTTTGCTTTTTTAAGTTGAAGGTCAAGCATTTTGAGTTTTTTAGTTATTTTTTTGTCTTTGGCACTTAGTGCTGTATTAAGCATACGTTCAGCCACAGCAAATATTTCTGCACTGTGTCTTGCTTCTACATTCATACCCAGGTTCATGAGTTCTTGGAAACTGTCTACTGCCTGTTGAGCAATAGTATCCATTTCCGAATCGTTTTCTAAACCACGCACAGCCGTAAGAGCCGCTTCAACTTTTTCCATAGTTGTTAGTTCCACTGCGTGTTGTATAGGTTCTTCTATTGGTGTTAGATCTACTTGATCTTGTTCTGTTTCTGGTAAATCAAATAGTTCTTCTAATTTTTTAGTCATAAATTATTTCAAATAGCAATATAAAGACAATCTTCTCTCATTTTTATTTACACAACCACGTGGACTATGTGCTTGATATTTATTGTTTAGCATTAAGTATCCTGTATTAGGAACATATTCAAAGTTATGTCTTTCGTCTAAATTGTAGTTTTTCAAATTCCATTGTTGTTCATCATCTTTAACTTCTATATCTTCGTCATTAACAAAATAAAATGTAGTTCCAAGATTTATATTGCCTTCGTCGAGATATATTTGCATTGCGTTGCTAACAGACGGGTTGTCTATGTGCTTATGCATTTCAAATCCTTCATAATCGTACCAAACAGATACATCAATATGCGAGAAATCACTTCCTATAAATTTGTTTATTTCTTTGGGTAATGAAGTAATACTATCTACTATTTTGCCTATGGTAGTGTTTTGATTGTAACAAACTCTGTATCTACAAAAATGTTCTTGCCATGGTTGTCTTTCAAATGTGTAGTTAGTGATATCTTCGTTGGATAACTCTTCTATCAAGTTGTTTGGAATTATATTTTTTATAGCAAATAAATCGTTTCTATCGTCTATTGCGTTTATGATCATTTCTTAAATATCTGCTCTTCAGTAATTACTCTAAACTTTATGCCATTACGTTTTGCCCAATGTATTGCCGCTTCCCATTTGGCATAGTTGACAGCAACAGTGGCACGTTCTTTTGTATTTAACTTCTCTGTTAACACACTTTGCTTTTTTGGTTTAATTTCAATTAACTCAGCAACACGTTGACCTTTTTTGTTTTGATAAATTACTAAGAAATCAGGAACATATATAGATTGTTTTCCTGTGAGTGGATTACGATATGGAATTTTTATTTCTTCACTTGCCCATTCCATTACGTTTTGATTGTTGTCACAAAAGTTCATAAAAGCAAGTTCCCAAGAACTGCGATATATGATAGATCCTTTGCCTACGTATTTGTTTGGATTGCGTGGCTTAAAATGTCCTTTGCTGTATTTGAGAGCCATGACATTATTGAACTATGTTCCTGGCAACGTTTTGATTAGCAGTTAGTACATTTGATACACCCAACAAAGCACTCTGTGAACGTATTTGATTTAGATAGTAACACATTACTTCGTTGACACCTATTTTGTCTTTGTCATTCATTGACTCTAACAATGTTAGTACGTTTACATTGGTTGCTTTTGCTACACGAAATAAATCCAAAGCAAATGCTTCTGCAGATTTATCACTGTCTGTTACTTTTTTAAAAAATCCCAATACAACAGAATATTGCTCACTACTAATATTAAGCGATGGATCGTTGTAAAACTTTTCTATACTAAACTGGTCTGCCATTATTGTGTTATGTTGTTTCCGTTGCTAAACACATCGCCTGCAACGTCTTTAAAAGTATTTGTAAATGTATTAAATTCGTTTGAATTTGTAACAGTGCTAAATGTATTAGACAACTCTTCTCCAACTGGTGCAAATGATTTTGCTACACTAGATAGTGTGTCGGTTGCTGAGTTTACTAAACTGTCTGCACTTGGTATATCTTCAACTAATCCATTGATGTTTGGAACATCAATTGAACTTATAGATTCTGTTATACCTTCTAGCGAACTTTCTAATATGTTTACTCCGGGCTCTATAGATGATTTTAAACTTGCAAACAGTCCTGTGAAGTCGCTGTTTAGTTCGCTACCAGGAGCAAACTGATTCTTTAGTGAATTTATACTAGGCGAAACATTTGTAAATGTATTAGTAATATTTCCAAAACCAAAGTTTGTACTTAGACTTGTACTTAAACTTGAAAAGTTTGTTCCACCAAATAGTGTAGCACTACCAGATATACTTCCCAAATTCAATCCAAAGTTAGATCCAAACGACGGTATCGAAAAAGGACTGCTACTTCTAGCACCGTTGTTAGATAAAAAGTTAAGTCCGCCACTGATAGCACTGCTTACTAATTCTTTGCCGAGGATACTTGAAATATTTTTACCTTTTAATGTGTTTCTCAATGATCCGCCTGTTCTTATAGCACCTAGGATATTGCCACTTGCTAGATCATCTAATATACTTGAACCAGCATCTAATATGCCGCCTTGTCCAAATAGTGTTGCTTTTGTTCCTGCTCTCAAAGGACTTGGTGTTGTGTCGTACATTGCTGGATCGCCAAATCCACGTACTTCACTACCAACTTTGCCTCTACCGTATTTAACTGCTTCGTAGTTAAATGTTATGCTGTGTTGCATAATTCCATTTCCAGCACTGTAATCAAATGTGTCGTGTTGGAAACTTTGTATAATGGGATTGATTAATGTGTAAGACGTAAAGTTATTTCTGTTTAATCCATATATTTTTATGTCTTTGAAGAATGGAGGTTTAGTTCCATCTCCAAACCCAGTACCGTCATAACCCCAATCGTTTACACGTCTCAAGTCATTATAAATGTCTCTTGAATTATATTCGGGATTATTACTACCTTGTCCGTCGTATCCGTAGTCACTATCGTTGTAATAATACATCATGTAGTTTGCCCACATAGATCTTACAGCATCACTACCGTCGTCATGTAGTGTGAGTGTTACTGGTTGATAGTTTATTTTCTTTTGTACGTATCTTTTGCGATTATATTGATGCATTTCATCAATATCAAAAGTGTAACTTGGTAGTTGAGCAGTTTTGACAAGCATACCAATGCGTGATTTGCCTTCTGCTCCACCTACTGCTTGTGCTAGTCCTGGTATTTCGGCAGTGTTTAATGTAAAGTATACATGAAAAAGAAACTTGTTAGTTGGGGCAAGTGCTTGACCATCTGCAACGAATGTTTTCGATGCGTGTTTGTAGTCTCGCAAGTAGTCAGTACCAAAGAAGCCTTCTTTAAAGCCATCTGTGAAGTTGTCCCAACTACCTAACTGTTCCTTTAACTCCTTCTTGAGGAAACTACCGAATCCCATAACGGATTATTAGTTAACGTTGTCGCCTAATGTTCTTCCAACTTCAGCACCAACACCATTACCAATTGGTGTTTGAACAGCATTGTCATAACGTAGTGTCAATGAAACAGTTGCTGGTTCTGAACTACTGTAGTTCATATCGCCGTAGTTTACATTTGATAGGTAACATCCGTAAATTTCCCAAGTCTCAAGTACATTTGGTTCGTTAGCACCATTACCACCATCTAGTATTTCTAAACGTGTAGTAAATTTATAATCAGATCCAGAAGAAGCACTTGATTGCTCCATAAAGTCTAATTGTCTTTGTAGTTGCTCACCAACTAACTTAGTAACTGCACCACTGGCATCGTCACGTAAATTAACATTGATGTCATCCCACGTATGCTTACCAGCAAGACGTACTCTTGAGTTGTAAATATCGATATCAATTGGATCAAAACTAACACTTGGTCTAGTAAAGTCCATGATTTGTTTAGTCATTTCAGTTCTAGGTGTACTTACACCAAAGTTCTCAAATATCGCACGGAAGCGATATTTTAGTTTAGGCATCAACAAGCCTTGACTAGATCCAGACTGGTCTGTTGCCAATGGCGTTGTCATCCTTGTTAAAGATGATACTGACATATTATTATCTCCTAGTTAATTTTATATGTACTCTTATTTATGACAAAATTTTAAGTTCAAAAACCACTTTTTTTTGGCTAGGTTATTTTGCTAGATAACTATCTTTTTTATGGTGAGAAAAAGATATGTCAAATAAACAAACAATGATTGCTCTAGATCCTAATAAAAGTACTGTTTTTGGGACTCAGAAGAAGAAAAAACACACACCAACTGCTACCTGTAAAGTGTTAGGATGTAACAATCATATAACACAATGGACAGGTAAAGGTTCTCAAACACTATGCGAGGAACACCAAAAAACACTTCGTGAATTTAAAGGGTTTGCTAGATTAGATAGACCATATACATTACATAAAAAATTAAAATGTGATGCTTGTGGACACGAACCGTACAATAATATACGTTTGAGATTAGAGCCAGAATTAGAACGTACTGTTTATGCTTATCGTTTACTTCAAGTAGATCATATTGTTCCTCCTGTTAATCCAGATGACAAATATATCTTAGATCACGAATGTAATCATCCAGACAATTTACAAACGCTGTGCGGCGACTGTCACCAAATTAAGACATTAAAAAGCGGTGATTTCACAAATAATAAACAAAAAGACTAAATAAATTTTGATGTAACTTCAAAATACATCAAAAACCCTTGTAATCAAAGGTTAAAGTAGTCCGAAAAGACTACACAAATAAACTAATTTTAATAAGAGGAGAAACTTATGTTAAAACAAGTAGTAGGTTGGATCAATGAAGCAACCCAAG